AGTGGGAATCACATGGTATGTGTGGTCGTTTCCAATATTGTACTGCCCAGGACTCTCTTGTTTATCATAATGATGGGCAAACTTGGGCGGCTATGATATATCTCAACCCAGATGCTCCTTATTGTACAGGAACTTCTCTTTTCGCTAGTAAGAATGGTGCTAGGAGAACAAGTGACCCCAACTTTACAGATGATGTGTTTGCTGGCGGTTTTTATGATGAAACCAAGTTTGAACTAGTTGACTCTATTGGTAATGTGTTCAACAGACTATTCATCTTTGATGCTCAAAACATTCACGCAGCATCAAAATACTTTGGTCAGACCAAAGAAGACTCAAGACTTTTCCACATTTTCTTTTTCGACTAATGAATTTTACAGTTTATTCGAAGGACAACTGTCCTTATTGTGTTAAGGTAAAACAAGTTTTAGAGTTGACAGGTTCACAGTTTGTCGTGTATACTCTAGGTCAAGACTTTACTAAAGAGGGGTTTTACTCTGAATTTGGTCAAGGTTCAACCTTCCCACAGGTTGTTTGTGATGGTAAAAAGTTAGGAGGTTCAGTTGACACAATCAGATTCCTCAGGGAGCAACAAGTCATCAAGTCCTAACATAAATAAACACAAGAGCCACGTAAACCGTGGTGTTGATTTACTGCTTAATGGAGGTAAGAGAAAGCAAACGCAACCATTCCACATCATCTTTGAGAAGATGGTTTGCTTTCTTAACAGGGAAGTTACCATCTATTTTGAATTTTCCTTTAAGTCAAGGAAAAGAATAGTAGTTTCCCGAGGCAAAAGAAATGTTAGCAGTTAGTCTAGTTTTTGGTTCATTCATGACCGTATTGTTTCTTATTGTGGGACTTATAGGAGGTTGGGTTGCACGAGAATACATGATGAACTATCGGGAGATTCCAAGACCTCACCCCGAAATGTTTGATAATCAGGGTAACCTGATTCCAGATGAGGTGATCGCATTTAACTTTGAAAACTATCATGACTACGAAAGCAACGACGAAGAAGACATCGACGAGTGATACAACCAAAAAGCCAAGGACGGTAAAGGTTTCCACTTCATTGGAACTTCCTAAGAACCCCTTGACTTTTGAAGTTCTTGACCTTGTTTCAAAACAGCGCAGCAAAGCAAAGAAGGTCGAAGTTCTGAAAAAGTATGAGGATATGTCTCTTAAGATCCTCTTCGTTTGGAACTTTGATGAGAGTGTTGTGAGCGTTCTCCCAGAAGGAGATGTTCCATACTCTTCTTATGACGAACAAACTGTAAACTCTGGTACACTTTCTACCCGAATCACGGAAGAAACACGTAGAATGTATGAGACTGGTTCGTTCTCCATGGGAGTAACTGACCAGCAGGGTAGAACTACTATTCGTAAAGAGGCAAAGAACTTCTACTTCTTTGTTAAGGGTGGTAATGATGGTATGAACAAGATGCGTAAAGAAAGCATGTTCATCAACCTTCTCCAAGGTTTGCATCCACTTGAAGCAGAGATTGTTTGTCTTGTTAAGGATAAGAAACTATCCGACAAATACAATCTTACTCAGGATGTTGTCGCTGAGGCATATCCTGATATTCAATGGGGTAACCGTTCGTAATGGGAAAAGGCATTAACATCATTTATGTAAACTGTCAACCAGAAGCTGCTAATGATAGGAGTCTCCCACGGGACTCTTATCTAGTAACCTATGGTGATAACAACGAACAAAAGCACGACATTGTTCAGGGTCTTCAATCAGATATCTTTGATCAATATTGGGACAAGTATCGTGACTTTAGAGGAATGGAATGGACTGAGGGAACAGTCAACCCTAAGATGTGGGGTTACAAACCATCCGAATCCAAAAAGCGGAAGTAGTTTCCATAATCGTCGGAAAAAAACCCGGCAAAATTTTTAGTCTGTAAGGTTTTGTATCACATTTTACAAAACTCACTTGATAAATACTTGCATCGGGGGTATAATACCCTTACGTTCATCTTATGATTTTACCTTTACTGCTAGCACTGTCTCAACCAGAACCAAAACTACTTCTCACTTGTGAGCAATATGAATGGTTGGCGGGAAGGACCATGAGTTCTAAGATTCTCACTGTATGGGAGAAAATAGAATTCATCGCTAGATATGCAGAAGGAACCGATCCTGCCTGCTTTCCAGAGGTAAAAGAATAGGACGCAAGTAGGACGACGCGGAACGGATCGTTCATCCCATAAGGGACGCAAACGCCGCCCGAAGGAACGGGATTTAACAATCTCATTTCTTTGGAGTATTCTCATGTCTCAAGTTACTTATCGTGGTGTTGTCTACAATACCGAGAGCCGCCCTAATCAAGCAGATCAACCTCCCGCTCATGTAGAAGTTTACCGTGGTGTAAAGTTCTACGTTAATGAGCAAGGACACAAGTCCGCTATGGTAGGAGGTAAGTGATGCAAAAACTTAACGTTCTACAACTTATCAAACTGCAAAAGCAGAAAGAAGAGAGACAGCATAAAGCTGCTCTCTGCTCAATAGGTCACTGTGGAGTAAAGAAATGATTCCTCTAATCAGTGGAATCGTTTTCGGTTCAACAGCATTTATCCTTTTGATATATGCGGAAGTGATACTATTAGATAAGTGATGAGAGAGGGTTGACGCCCTCTCTTTTTTTATGTAAAATAGTAGGAGTGGATACTACCCCAATGGACAAAGAGAAACTCAAACTGCTTGTTCGCAACCTGGAACTCCTAGTAGACTCACTCAAGGCAGAAGTGTACTCTGATGCTCAAAGTTACCTCAATTATGAAGAGGTAAAGACAGGTTTGCACGATTACGACGAAATTTTTGATGATGATGATGGATACCCCGACTAGTAGAGCACGTAGGATGATGAAACTACTAAAACGTCTCATCAAACAAGAACATCTCTATACTGATGATCAGTTGGTAGAGATGAAAGGACAACTGAGGATCCTGGAACAAGAACTCTCAGACTTGGATAAGAAACTTTCAAAAGGATTTGGTAAATGAGTGTAAAACTGGTCAGTGTAACTCCTGATGCGGAGAAGAACATGGCGTATGTCGCCCGTGTTTCTAACCCCAACAACCAGGAAAACCCCAACTATGCTAAGTTGTTGGGGTATTGTATTAAGCACAACCACTGGTCTGTGTTTGAGCAGAGTTTCATGACTCTGGAGATTGAGACTACTCGTGGTCTCGCAGCTCAAATTTTGCGTCACCGTAGTTTCACATATCAAGAATTTTCGCAACGCTATGCTGATTCTTCCCTACTCGCGGAGACGATCCCAGTCCCAGAACTTCGTCGTCAAGATACCAAGAATCGCCAGAATTCTATTGACGACTTGGATCCAGAGTTCGTGGAACTGACTAACAAGCAGATTGAGACTTACTTTGCTCAAGGTATGAGTTTGTATCAGCACCTGCTTGATAATGGAGTCGCAAAAGAGTGTGCTCGTTTTGTGCTTCCTCTGGCAACTCCTACCCGACTCTATATGTCCGGTTCCTGCCGTTCGTGGATTCACTATATCCAACTGCGTTCTGCTAATGGCACCCAGAAGGAGCATATGGAGATCGCAGAGGCATGTAAGCAAATCTTTGCCGAACAGTTTCCCACAGTGGCAGAAGCACTGGAGTGGGTCTAAATATCATTACTTGAAAACATAATTCTATGGCGACTTATCCTGTTGTAAATACATCCACTGGTGAACAAAAAGAAGTGACGATGAGCGTCAACGAATGGGACCAGTGGAAAGCGGAAAACCCAGAATGGATTCGAGACTGGTCTGATCCTTCTACCTGCCCACAACCTGGTGAAGTGGGTGAGTGGAAGGACAAACTCAGAAAGAAGAATCCTGGATGGAACGATGTGCTTCATCGAGCACAGAAAATGCCTGGTTCACGAGTTAAGAAAATCTAAATGGCAAGAAGAAAGAGAGCATCTGCAGAGCAACCAATCGGGGTTGGACTCACGGCAAAGCAGATGAAGCGGAAGAAACCGCTCAGTTCAGAGTACATGGTGGATATTGATCCACTTACAGACAACCAGACCCGTTTATTTGACTCATACAAAGAAGGTAAGCACATTGTTGCTTATGGATGTGCTGGTACAGGTAAGACCTTTATCACACTCTACAACGCCCTCCAAGACGTTCTTGATGAGAGAACTCCCTATGAGCGTATCTACCTTGTACGCTCCCTTGTAGCAACCAGAGAGATTGGTTTCCTCCCTGGTTCACATGAAGATAAGGCAGACATCTACCAAATTCCATATAAGAATATGGTGAAGTATATGTTCCAAATGCCTTCTGATGCTGACTTTGAGATGCTCTATGGTAACCTTAAGTCACAAGAAACTATCAAGTTCTGGTCTACTTCATTCCTTCGTGGAACCACTCTTGATAACTCTATTATCATTGTGGATGAATATCAGAACCTTAACTTCCACGAACTGGACTCTATTATCACCCGTGTTGGTGAAAATACTAGGATCTGTTTCTGTGGTGATGCTGTCCAGTCTGACTTACAGAAGTCAAATGAGCGTAATGGTATTCATGACTTTATGAGTGTGTTGCGTAAAATGCCTTCTTTTGATATAATTGAATTTGGGGTCGATGATATCGTCCGCTCTGGACTTGTTAAAGAGTACATTCTCGCAAAAATGGAAGCAGGTTTTTAATGTTTGATCATGTTGATATTAGTCTCCCTTCTCTTGAAAGGGAGACTATTGATGGTGTAAGGTATTACAAAGTACCCGATGACGAAGAACTCCTCCGACTGGTCTCCATCACTTCGGTGACCAGTCATTTTAATAAGGAGATCTTTATCAACTGGCGAAAGAAAGTTGGTAATGAAGAGGCAGATCGTATTACGAAGGCTGCAACAAGTCGTGGTACGGACATGCATACTTTGGTAGAACATCATCTGAAGAATGAAGACCTACCAAAGGTGCAACCTATCTCAGATTTTCTTTTTAAGATTGCTAAACAGAACCTAAATCGTATAAATAATATTTACACCCTTGAAGGGTCCCTATATAGTAAGCAACTAGGTATTGCTGGGACAGTTGACTGCATCGCTGAATATGACGGTGAGTTGGCTATAATCGACTTTAAAACTTCTAAAAAACCCAAACCACGCGAGTGGATTGAACACTATTTTGTACAGTGCATGGCATATGGTTGTATGCTGTACGAACTGACTGGTATTTCAGTCAAAAAACTTGTAATCATCATGGCTTGTGAAAATGGAGAATGCGTCGTCTATGAAGAACGAGACAAATCAAAGTACATCAAACTACTCAGCGAATACATTAGAAAGTTTGTTAGAGATAAACTGGAACTCTATGGAAAATAACAAAGAACTAGAACAAGCAATAGAAAGTAAGTTTCTGACTCCTTCTAAATTCGCCCTTGAAATTGAGAAAATTGTAATTGAAGAAAACTTCAACTACATTGATGCGATTTGTCACTATTGCGAAATCAATAATCTTGAGGTAGAATCGGTAACGAAGCTCATTTCAAAACCATTGAAAGAGCGTCTTAAGTGGGACGCAACTCGTCTCAACTTCATGAAACGCACTTCAAGAGCAAAACTTCCTCTATGACCGTGACACCCTTTGAAACTTATCAACATTATCTGTCACTAAAAAATCATTTCACAAATCCCAAATACGACTTCTTTAAATACGGTGCGAAGACCCGTGCTAGTGTAACGTCCTTCAACAAACGAAAGGACAAGTACTGGTTCGAAAAGACTTCCCGCAAGTATTCTGATAAAGAAGTCGTAGATTTTTTAGTATCCAATTTCACCGCCACCGACAACCCGCAAAACTTATGGATTGGAGAAATTATCAATTCTGGCGAAAGAAACTATTCCGAGTGGATGAGACGCCAACAGAGTTTGACGTACTTGTTCAAAGAGCAAAGCAGCGAATTGTTATCGGAGAACGAGTTAGAGAGTTTGTTCAACTGTACCAAAGGTCACCCGCTGATACTCAAAAGGTTTCTAAGCGGGAACGTATCGCTAGAAACATTAACAATCTTCGACAAAGTATTCCATTTTTCAAAAAACTTCGATAAGAAGTTGACTGATCCAGTGTGGGAATCCGTAAGTTTGAAATTGAAGAAGTATTCTCCCTTTCTAAATATTGATATGTTTCATTATAAAAAAATCTTAAGGGACATTGTAAATGAGTGAATTTTTTAAATCTGATATTATTCAAGATGAACTTGAAGAAATCAATATTCTTCAAGAAGAAATCTACGGAAGTATTCTCACTTTCGGCACGATGTCCAATGAGACCAAAATGGAACATGTTGAGAAGTTACAGACCTTGCTAGAAAAGCAAAGGATCATGTATACTAGGTTATCTCTTTCAGACGACCCTCAAGCGGTTGAGATGAAAGAGAACCTTCGCAAGTCGGTTGCCCTGATGGGATTCCCACCAGACACAGACATGCAAACTTTATTCGACAGTATGAATGAAACAATCGAATCCCTCAAGAACTATCTTGACGACTGAGGGCATCCTTGCTATACTATCCGAGTAAATCCCCCGAATCCAAATTAATCCGAGGTAATCCAAATGTCTTTCGCAGACCTTAAGAAGCAATCCAAGCTTGGCTCCCTGACCGCGAAACTGGTCAAGGAAGTCGAAAAGATGAATAACAATGGCGGTTCCAGTGGCGATGAGCGCCTGTGGAAACTTGAATGTGATAAGAGCGGCAACGGTTATGCCGTTATTCGTTTCCTCCCCGCCCCTAATGGTGAAGACCTTCCCTTCGTGAAACTCTACAGTCACGCATTCCAAGGTCCTGGTGGTTGGTATATTGAGAACTCTCTGACTACTCTTGGTCAGAAGGATCCTGTGTCCGAGTACAACACGATGCTGTGGAACAACGGCACCGACGCAGGTAAGGAAGCAGCACGCAAACAGAAGCGTAAACTGACCTACATTGCTAACATCTATGTGGTCAAGGACCCTGCTAACCCTTCTAACGAAGGTAAGGTGTTCCTGTACAAGTTCGGTAAGAAGATCTTCGACAAACTCACTGCTGCTATGCAACCTGAGTTTGAAGACGAGGAAGCAATCGATCCGTTCGATTTCTGGCAGGGTGCTAACTTCAAACTGAAGGCAAAGAACGTTGCTGGTTATCGTAACTATGACTCCAGTGAGTTTGCTCGCCCTGACGCTCTCCTGGATGACGATGACGCCATGGAAGCAGTGTGGAAGAAAGAGTATTCTCTTGCTGAACTCGTTGCTGCCGATCAGTTCAAGACTTATGATGAACTGAAGACTCGTCTGGACTATGTTCTGGGTAACAAGGGCACTCCTCGCTTCCAAGATCCTGACGAAGGTGAAGAGGAAGAGTACACTCGTGGTTCTTCCCGCGAACTCACTGAAGATCTTCGCGGAGAACTGAACTCTCTCCAACCCACCCGTACTGTGTCTTCTACTGACGAAGATGAAGACGACGATACCCTTTCCTACTTCGCACGTCTTGCTGAAGAGTGAACTACAACCAAATCTGCCTAACACTTTTAGTGGTGGCAGCATATATTAACTTACTGTTCAAGTGAAAACCGATTATTACATTGATAGAGTAAGTAAGACCGAAGCCGCAGAGTTACTTCTGCGGTTTCATTATCTTAAGGACTTCTCAAAAGGTTTTAAATCAGGTTACAACTACGGACTCTATAAGTCCAATGATTTCAGTCCGCTGAACATTGGCGGCATTCAGGGAGTCTGTATCTTTACGGGTCTCCCTGTTCCTGAAGTTGCACAAGGCGCATTTGGTTTAGAGAGGAATGAGCAAGAAGGACTATTTGAACTTTCACGACTTTGCATCCACCCTAACACACAACAAGATGAATACAACATTACATCGTGGTTTGTATCGAGATGCATCAGACAACTCCGAAAAGATACAAGGGTCAGAGCCATCATATCTTACGCTGATAGCGATTTTCATGGCGGCACAATTTATCGCGCTTGTAACTTTAAATATTGTGGGCTTACAGATGCTAAAAAAGATTTCTACTATTCAGACGGCACCAAGCATTCACGCGGCAAAATAAAAGGTGCTGAGGGAGAATGGAAAGATCGCTCCCGCAAGCACCGATACGTTATGATGTTTGATAAAAAACTAGAGTTACTCTGGTGAAGTGTTTCTGGTGTTTTCAGTAGCAGCAATTCTCTTATTAACGTATTGAGAAGATTTTTCATACTTCATAATTCTTCTCATATCATTCAGATACTGCTGTAAGTATTCTGGTTTTAGAATATAAATTTGTCTCTTCTCTTCATTCAACCTTACTTCGTACTCATAGTTAGTGATACCACCAACAGGATTTAAGTTTGCAGTTGGTGTGCTTGGGTCTGGAATAGCAAAATTTGAATCAACAATTTTACCTTTGGGAAGGATAAGTCTTCCAGAAGAATCTTTTACTTCAGTTGTTTCATAAAATCTAATAGCGTTCAGATCACTACCATATTTGTTGTAGGCATACTTATAAAGTTCGTAGTCTGAAAGGGGCCATTGGTCTCTTACATTTACAATACCAGCAGTCAGTAAGACAACCCAATCATAAGATACATCTCCATATATTCTATTAGCAACCGTTTCTGGTCTCTCACCCTGTTGGATTTGAAACTTATTGAATAGAGTAAAAACATTCTGTAAGTCATCACGAAGTTTTACCCTTCTAAAAAGGTTCTTGACTCTTACATATTCTGTTGAAGAGTTTCTATCCTTTAGAGGTGACTGATATAATAAGTCTGGTAGTTCTCTGAAGTAACTCATTTTAGTAACCTACGCTCTCCTCATTTCCTTTGTAGATGGCGTCATAATCTTCACTGTAGATAGGATTGAGTTCCTTGAATGATAGAGTCATTACTATGTGTGAAGGCATTCCATCATGGAATGTTGAATATGTATTAGAACCTGTGTAGTTCACCTGCATATCAACTAAAGCCATTGGTAAGAACTTATTCAAGATTGGGTGTGGGTTATTTCCTTTCATATATCTTAGTTGGAATATGTCTGGAGCACTGATGAATACGCCACCAACAGAAGTATTTCCAGCAGCACCTTTTTTAGCACTCATAGAACGCTTCAGACAACGAATAATCCTAATGATTTCCTGAGCTTCTCTTTTGCTTCTAGCAAAAAATTCAAAGTTGAATGAGAAGTTTCTCAGACCAACACCATCAAAGAGTAGTTCTAAGTTTGGGTTGAATACTTGTCCAGTTGCTCTAGAGATGAGTTGGTTAGCACTAACGTTTCCACCTAGGGCAGATACTGCTGTAGCAGAAAGAGCATTTATTACTGCATTTTTAAGTTGAGGGTCTTGTAGAACAGTATTACCCCTTGATGTAATTGCGTTTATAACACTATCCAGAGTTTTGGTTGGACTATCTACAAACTCTTTAGCAAATGTTATACCAAGAGCTTCAGCAGGATTTAGAGTTCCTTCACCCCAACTAATTTGAGTTGTATCAGATATACTCTCTGGTATTGGTAGACTGATTGTATGTTTTATTTTTTTAGAATCTTTAGCAAAAGACCCTTCAACTGCTTTTGATTGCGTTGGTAATTCTAAATTTATGTTTCCAAGTTTTTCTGGATCTATAGATTTATATGGATTACCCTTTTCGTCTGTAGCATCTACAAATGCTCCTGATATATTTCCCAAAGCTGCATCAATATTTAAATTTGAAGGAACAAACTCCGCTATTTGAATCATCAAATAATCTGAGTTATTATCAATTCTTGTGTATGGATATCTAAGGAACTTTTCTTGCGTATACTCTGGTCTTGGTCCAGTTTGTCTTGTTCCAGTTGTATTAGTATCTCCAGGATAAGTGGGATTACTTCCCTGATCTTGAGGGACAGATGGGGGTGGAACTGGCCAAGGAGTTCCGTTAGAACTTACGGCTGGAATTACTGGTATGGATATCGCCATTACAGGACTTTCTAGTTATTTAGACGGAAGTTAGCAAAAGGTATCATCTGTAAGTCTTTTACTTCTGGTGGATAGACTTCATACAACCCACCAGCAACTTCATTCCAAGTATATTGTCTGGTCTCACCCCAATGGAAGTTCAGACCACGAAAACCCCACTGGAATACATCAGTAACAGCAACAAAGGGGTTTTGATCATAGTTTAGTGATGCTGTCTTAGCATTATAAACAAAGATATAAATCTTACCTGCTTCAGGTATCTTAGGTCCTTCATTCAGAACTGCTAAGAGTTCTACCATAATATCATCAGGATCTCTAATACCAATAATACTATCACTTATCCCACGGACTCGGTTTACGTTTGTATCTGTATCTGTGGGTCTTTTTGCCATTACTTGATACCTAGTTCTTTCTCAGTAAAGACTTTAAACTCATAACCTCTATCAAGACACCATTCTTTTGCTGCTTCCCACTTTGCCTGGTTTTTAGCATACTCATATGCCTCGCGCAAATAACCTTTGGTTTGTCTTTTTGGTTTTGCTGGAGGAGCAGTTTGTCGTAATGGTTTGATTTCAATGATGTATTTTTTAATTTTCCCAGACGACTCTTGTACTTTGATATAGAAGTCTGGAAAATATCTATGTGGTTTATTGTCTATTGGAGACTTATACCACACATACATTTCTTCACTACCCCATTCTAAAATACGTTCAGTCAAGTCACAGTATCTCATGAACTTTCGTTCCCAAAGAGAACGATATATTATATTGCTTGGATCACCTTTATATTTCTTTGGATTCGATGGTTGATATTTACCCTTATAGGACATCTAAATAACTAATAATGTAAGACTCGTATAAGGTATTTAGAGTGGCAGCACCTAGACCAAGAAGGATATCAGATTTCAAACCAGCACTAACAAACCTAGCGCAAACTTCACATTATCAAGTTATCTTCAGTGGTCTTCCCCTACCACTAAGAAAACATTTGAACGTTAGAGGAGTTGGATACAGGTTTATCACAGAAACATCAGGACTTCTTTGTTACTCCGCTTCCTTACCTGGAAGTTCCCTTGCTACTGCTAACGTCAAGGGAAACTTTATGGGAGTCGTTGAGAATATGGCTCACACAAGACTATTCACAGAGATAGGTCTTGAGTTTTATGTTGATAATGAGTATAGAACTCTCAAGTTCTTAGAACATTGGATGGAGTTTATCGCCAATGGTTCTGCTCATAGGAAAGCATCCGATGACTATTACTTCAGAATGGAGTATCCATCAGACTATAAATCAAACCAAACAAAGATTATCAAGTTTGATAGAGACTACAGTGAGAATATAGAATATACTTTCTGGGGACTATTCCCAAGAGACCTATCATCAACGACTGTTAAGTATGATAGTTCTGAAATATTGAAAGCATCTGTTCGTTTTAGTTACGACAGATATATCTGTGGTAGAAGTGATAGTTACTCTATTCATAGAGGAAATGAAGAGAACAAGGAAGAGGAGAAGAGTTCACCCACTGCAAGTGAATCTAGAAGAGTTAATCTTTCTGCTGGGGCAGCAGGTGCTGGTGGAGTTAGATCGGCAACATATGGTAGAGTTACTGAAGATATAGTAAATGATAGATTAGGTCCCCCTGGTCGTTGATAAATATTCCTAACTGAACTTTTTGGGTTGTTATGCCTTTACCAAAGATCTCTACGCCAACTTATGAGTTGGAACTACCTTCTACTGGAAAGAAAATTAAATATCGCCCCTTTCTTGTAAGAGAGGAAAAAATTCTTATCATTGCAATGGAAAGTGAAGATGATAAGCAAATCACTGGTGCTGTAAAAGAAGTTATCTCTAACTGCATCTTAACCAGAGGCGTTAAGATAGAACAACTATCTACATTTGATATTGAGTATCTGTTCCTGAATATCAGAGGTAAGTCTGTTGGTGAAGAAGTAGAAGTACTTGTAACTTGTCCAGATGATGGAACTACCCAAGTTCCAACTTCAATCAACCTGGATGAAATTAAAGTTCAAACTGCAAAAAATCACAGCAGAGATATTAAACTAGATAATGATCTTATTTTGAGAATGAAGTATCCTTCGATGGAGGAGTTCATAAAAAATAACTTTAGTGTTGAAGAAATTAATCTAGAGAATACTTTCGATCTTATCTCTTCTTGTATTGAGCAAGTTTATTCTGAAGAAGAGTCTTGGTCAGCGTCTGATTGTACTAAGAAAGAACTGAGAGAGTTTCTTGAGCAGTTGAGTTCAAAGCAGTTCAAGGAGATTGAAACTTTCTTTGAGACTATGCCTAAGTTATCTCATGTAGTTAAGGTCAAAAATCCTAACACTGGGGTAGAGAATGAAATTGTTCTGGAGGGACTAAACGCTTTTTTCGGGTAGGTATGGCTCATGAAGATCTTGAGTCATACTTTAAGGTAAATTTTGCCTTGATACAGCATCATAAATACTCATTGACTGAGATAGAAAACATGATACCTTGGGAAAGAGAAGTTTACCTCACTTTCCTAAAACAACACATTGAGGAAGAGAATTTAAAACAACAGCAAGCTGAACTAAATGGCTGAGTTTTCGCCAATTATAACTGGTTTAAGACCTAGGAGAACTAGAGTCTCTTCATTTACGTTTTTAAATCGTCCCCAAGAAACCCCAAGGGACGATTATAGAACTACGCTTGCACTGCAACAAAATAGAATTGCTTTTGAAAGCATAAACTCTTCCATTACAAATTTATCAGCACAAGTTTCCGCACTCAATAGTTCTCTAATTGGTATTGCTCAAGAGGTCAAGCAAACATCAGCATTAGATCAGGCAAGAGAGGCACAAAAGAGAAGGCAAGAAGAGATCTTAGCAGAACAACAACTCAGAGAAGGTAAAGAGAGTGTTGTTGAGCGTAAGATGCAAACCTCACTCCTTGTCCCTGTTAGAAAGGTAGGAGCAAAGGCGCAATTTACTTTATCCAGGTTAGGAAACTTCTTTATGATTCTCCTGGGAGGTTTCCTAGGAAACATGGCGATACAAACTCTGGGTGCTTTGATATCTGGAGACAAAGAAAAACTAGAAGAACTTAAGAAGAAGTTTTTAGATAATATTGGAGTTGTAAGTGGGATATTCCTACTGTTTAGTGGTGGATTTGGAACCATACTTGGATCCATCAGTAGACTAACTGCTACTTTAGGAGGAGCACTATTTAAAAATCTTTTACTCAGACCAGTAAATGCTTTATTGGGATTGGTAAAATCTGGTGCTGCTTTAGTACCAGGAGTAACTAGATCTGGTAAACTAACTAACAGTAACGCTGGAACATCAGCAAAACAATCTAGATCAACTAAACCAGCAGCAACAAGAGCAAAAGGATTTGCTGGGGGTGGAATCTTTAAAAGACTACCAATTTTAGCTGGTACTATTCAGGGTGTATCAGATATAATGTCTGGTGAAAGTATGGGAAGAACTGGTGCTGGATTGCTTGGAATGGGAACTTTGGGTGTAGCAGCATCCTTTATGAATCCATATGCTGGTCTTGCAGTATTCTTACTTGGATCTGGATCTGCTTCAAACTTCGCAAAAGACATATATGAACAGAGTGGTATTGAGCAGCAATTCCCAGAACTAGGAACTAATGTAAAAGATATTAAAGGTGGAATATTTAATATTTTCCAGGGCATGGCTGGAACACAAGTTGATATTCAGAGAAGTAGTAATCAACAAACACCAGATTTAGTTTCTACTGATTCTCAAGGTAATGTAACAATAATCAATACTGAATCTCAGACTAATGGTGGAAAAATAGTAGCGCCACAAAAAGATCTTGGAAGAGCAAATTATCTACCTAATGTTCCAAGTTCAAATCCAGAAAACTTCTACGTCATGTATTCAAGAGTACAATACAACGTGGTAGGATAATATGGCGTATACCTCTTCTCTTAACGTAAGATCAATTGGACGTTCTATGTCCAATTTAAACAAGAGTCTCTTGAAGGCTAGAGACTCTGCAAAGTCTGTTAGGACAACTATTCTGCAGTCAAACAGAGATAAAAGAAAATCATTTTCAAGTAGTCTGAGTGCATTCAGGAAAAGAAGAGAGGCTGCAAGAAGAAGAGAACGAGAAGATATTGTTGAAGCATCTACGGTTGGTGGCGCAATACAAAAATCTAGAACCGCTGTGGTCACTAGCACAAAAGGATTTCTAGGAAGAATACTTGATTTCTTAGGAACATTATTAGTTGGGTGGGCACTCACAAATCTACCAAACATCATAAAGATGGGCGAAGATTTGATGGGTAGGATGCAAAAATATTTCGATATATTCAATGAATTCAAGTCAGGTCTTCAAGAGTTCTTGATAACCTTTGGAGATATGGTTGGTGAAGTTGGTACAGCACTTCAGAATAATGATTTTATTGCAGTTCAAAGAAGTACTCAGAAATATATGGGTAGATTGCAGGATTCATTTAAGAAGATGGAGGGTTCTGTAGAATCTGTTATTAGGCAACTAAGAAAAGATGTTTATGAATTGCTAGGAATAGATCCACCACCTGATGAAGAACCTGATAGCACTACTACTGGTGGCGGTGGAAGTGGAGACCCTGCAGGGGTGCCTGCTGCTGGTGGAAACAAGTTTAGTGGAGAAGCTGCTAAGATTCCACCAGAGGGTAAAGCACTTCTAGATGCTATTGCTGGTTCTGAATCTGGTGGATATAACCGTAGATATCCATCTAAGACGTTTAGTGGATATAATGATCACCCAAGAATTCGTGAACCAATTTTGGGTGGTCCAAACAAGGGTCTTACAAGTGATGCTGCTGGTAGATATCAGTTTATATCTACAACTTGGGACCAGTACAAACGACCAGGTGCTAAGTTTACACCAGAAGAACAAGACCTTGCAGCATATAAATTAGCAATTGCTGCTTATGGATATGGTGAACAAGGATTGTTGAAGGCACTTAGAGAAAATCCTTTAAAGGTAGCAAACAAACTAAGTGGAACTTGGACTTCTCTACCTGGTGGTATTGAACCAAACAACGCAACTAATGGTTTCCTAAACAGATATAATTCAAGCGTAAAAACATATAGACAGTCGCAACAATCCGCACCAAAAACTATACAAAAAACAGAACAGAATAAGTCCGAATATAAAGGTGGATATACTCCGGAAGAAATTGAAAAACTTAAGAGAGAAAATCCAGGTTTCAACTGGGGAGACTTTCTTAACCAGAATAGTAGCAGTAGCAAGACAATCCAAGAATTTGAGTTTGCTTCATCTAAACAAAAGTTCTCACCAGAAATTGCACAGTTTAAACCGAAGAGACCTACGAATACTCTAATAATAAGAGAAAAAATAAAAGAACCTCCACAGATTATTGCTACTGGTGGTGGATCTCAGGGTTCTTCATTCCCCTCTGTTACTGAGGTAAATAGTACTGGAGACTTATTCAAGCAAATAACCCTCACACACGCAACGGTATAAAAATAAATGGCTGCAATAGATGCTTCACTATATGAAGAGATTATTATAGAATCTTCGGATGGAAAGAGATCTGTTGATCTTAGATTTGGTATTGTTGCGCTCAAATATTTTGAGGATTTGTTTTCACCAACATTAACAGCACAGATGACGATTGTTAATACTGGTGGAACAATTCCAACAGAGGATGGTTCTTATCAGTCAATATACAGTGGTCTACCATTAAGAGGTGGCGAAAGAGTATCTATAAAAATCGCTGGTAACTCTGATACCAATAAAGGATTAGATCTTAGCAACAAAGACAATTACATGTATGTTTCTAAGATAACCAACGTTATCAGAGAGGGACAGAGAGAAATATTCACACTTCACTTAGTCTCTAGAGAAGCGATTGCTAACGAGACTTCTAGGGTCTATAGAAAGTTTTCAAAAGGACCTATTGATAAGCATGTTAAAGATATTTTAAAAGAGAACTTACAATCACAAAAATCTTTAAAATATGATCCAGTAGAGTTTCAATATTCTTTCATTGGAAATCTCAGAAGACCTTTTAATGTAATGATCTGGTTGGCTGCAAAGTCAATTCCAACTACAGGTATCCCTGGATACTTTTTCTATGAAACTATCGAGGGATACAATTTCAAATCTGTTGAGAATCTGATTGCCGAAGGAAAACAAAACGTATCGGCAGAATATTTTCATCAGGAAGATCAAGACTTCAACAAGTCAACTGATAGAAGAATATTGTCCTATAGTATCAGTGTTAATAATGACTTGTTAGAGAATTTAAGACTTGGAACATATGCAGCATTCTTTGCTGAGTATGATCCTTATCTAGCAAGATTTAGTTTACCTCAAGACGGTAAGAGAACTCTTAGAGATTTTTCTGGAACAAACCTTGGAGATGATCCAGAGATACCACAGATATTGAGTTCTAATGGATTTGATCTGAGTAATACACCAAGTAGAATTCTAACATCGGTTCTTGATGTTGGAACATTAGAAAAGAATGTCGCATACAATTATACCAAAACAAATTATAGAGATGCTCTGTTTAGATACAATTACCTCTTCACACAAGTCTTGAACATGACTGTTCCCCTGAACACAGAATTGAAAGTCGGTAATGTTGTTAAGTGCAACTTCCTCAAAATTTCAAATAACAGTAAGGAATTTGACCGTGAGCAAAGTGGTCTATATATGATAAAAGAACTCTGTCATCATTTTGATGGGACTCAATCCCTAACATCTATGAAGTTGCTTAGAGATACATTTGGCGACGTATAAGAATTAAAAAGAATGGAAGAATTTTTACTCAAAAGTAATTTTATAGGTAGAGATGGATTTGTCTGGTGGATAGGACAGATTGCACCAATAGAATCTTGGATTGAACAAGCTAATGGTCCTGGTTGGGGTGTAAGATACAAAGTTCGTATTATGGGGTATCACCCATATACTGAGGCGGAGTTGAGTAATGAAGACTTGCCTTGGGCACATGTAATGCTTCCACCTGGAGTTGGAACTGGGTCCGCTAATACATTTAAGACAGTCAAATATAATGAAGGGGATACTGTAATTGGTTTCTTCCTTGATGGTGAAAGTGGTCAACATCCAATTATCATGGGTGCTTTTGCTAACTCTGTGGATGTTATAAAGGATGCAGAGAAGTTACCTTTCGCACCGTTCTCAGGATTTAATCAACATATTAAACAACCACCAAAAGGTGTTCTTGCTACTAGCGAATCTGGAGATCAAAATCGTGCAACTGCACCAGATCCACAACCATTAAGTCCAGCGCAATCAAAACAAGTAGATCCAAACAATCCAGCAGCAAGAAGAACTTCTGACGGAAAGATAATATCAACCCCATGTGGATCTGAATCTGAAGAAAGTAAAGGATCCAAAAAAGTTATTAATGAAATCAAGAATACGATACAAGGTTATGTTCAGTTCCTTCAAGACTTGAAGGCACAGTTTGATGAAAAACTAGAGCACTACAGGGATGAAATTGATAGGGAAATTGATGTTTTAGCAGAAAAAATAGCAACCGTAGCATCAAAGATGATCAACGGTATTGTGAACTTTATATTTAAAAAACTTATTCCAATTTTAGGAAAAGGACTTAAACTACTTTATGATGCAGTATTTGCAAAAGTTCTAGCAGCAACAGGTCTTTTACCAGCAGCACATGCCGCTGGAGTAGCAGCACAGACTGCAATGATTAATCCTGTAAAAATATTACAAGACTTAATTCCTTGTATCCAAAACCAGATCAAAGGAAAGGTAAAGGATCTAGTCAAACAACTTCTCAAGTCCATTGCCGACAACGTTCTAAACTTTGTTGATTGTGTTGCCGACCAAACCATTGGTGCTATGTTAAATGGTATCATTGGTCTTGTCGATAATGCTCTGTTACCTGCAATTAATGGTGTTGGTAAGATCCTACAATTCTTCGAAGACTTTAGTGTTGAAGGTCTTATGAGAAATGGTTTTGATGCACTACTTGGTCTTGTTGGACTTAAGTCTTGCAGTAAGACCGATGCTAAAGATAAGTGGGGTTCTTGTAAATATAGACTTGGATATGGTCCAGTCTTCCAAGATGATTTGGACTTGAAAGGTATTGTCGATAATGCTAACGCAGCAAAGGCAATATCAACAGCGGCAAAGGTTGCTGGATTCCCACTTGATGGTGTTCAGGATATTGCCGGTGCATTTGACTTCATAACAGGAACAGTCAAGGATCCAAACTTTATTGGAGATGTTGGTTCTTGTTACACTGGACCACCTATTGTTTGTGGACCACCAAAGATCAACATATTTGGTGGAGGTGGAACTGGAGCAAGTGCTGTTCCTATTCTTGGTGGTATTGTTGGTGAGGATAAGTATAAGACTGGAAGTATTATCAGTGTTAAAGTAACAAACCCTGGAAGCGGATATACATTCCCACCATTTGTTGAGGTTGTAGATAGTTGTGGTCAAGGATATGGTGGTATTGCTAGAGCCATCGTTAAGAATGGTCAGGTAAGTACAATTTATGTTGTATCAGAAGGTGAAAACTACCCAGTAGAAGAAGAGATACCATATGTTGTTGAAAGCGTTTCGGTTATCAATCCTGGTCAAGACTTTGAGGATGGAGATACTGTAATTGATAATCGAGGCAATGAATATGACGTGCTTATTCAGTCTGGTGCTATCATTAAGGTGACCCCAATAAATAGTAGAGATGTAACTAATATTCCTGTACTTGAGGTTATTTCTAAGAATGGTTCTGGAGCAATTCTTGCTGCTAACCTAGGAGAAAGACCACCATTTGATGGGGAAGTTAAGCAAGTTATTGATTGTATAACCTAATCAAAAATGGCTAGAAGTAATGAACGCCCAGAAGTAGAATGGATTCTAAGGGACTGTACTTTTGCGTGTCCCAACGTGAGAGAGGTTGTGAACAGTCCTACTATGGGACTTTTGGGAACTTCTACTCGCTTTTGGTATACAGCGACAAAAAAACAACTAAAAAACTCCATTGATTTTACAGAAGAAGGAAGACAACTAATCAATAGTGATAGTGCTATTGAAATGTGTGCTGGAGAGAGAGGTCTTGATGGTGGAGAGACTGTTGTTATTCACTCTAGACGTGGTAATGTAACCATTACGGCAGATAGAACTGGATGTGTTAAAATATCTGGTCTTCACATGGTCGTTAGTAGTTCAGGAACTCTTGAGATAACTTCTGGAGATGAAATAAGAATCAATGGTGGAAATATGGTTCTTGAAGGTAATAGTATTGAATCAGATGCAATGTCTGGAAATTTAGTTCCTCCAGCAAAAACATTTCTAGGTCAGATATTTAAAGATACTTTTGTTGGTGGTGGACTAATATTAAAAGCACTTGGAGTACTTGTAGGATAAAATGTCATCAGAAAACATCTGGGTACAAGGACAAGAGTCATATTTTAATGAAGACGCCAAGTTCTTCAAAGACGTATATGTATACGGTAAACTTTACTATGACTTTGATGGTACTGGAGATGATTTAACTCTTGATAATTTAACCGTAAATGAGCAGTCATATTTAAACAATCTGTATGTAGCGGGACTTTCAACCTTTGTTGGTGCAAGTCAATTTAACAGTTCAGTTACTATTGGTGGAATAGTTTCTGTTGGAAATACTGCTACTTTCCAAAGTGATGTTAATATTCTAGGAACACTAGATGTAGATAATATTGATGTTGGTATTGCTACTATTAGAGATCGCTTTGAAATAACAAGTGATAGTGGAACTAATTACCTAGTTGGTTTTGCTACTGGTTCTCGTGCTGGTAATATTGGTATCGGAAGCACGTTACCTGAACAACTACTTGATGTTGGTAACTCTATTCGCATTGTTAGGAATATCTTTGACTCCGCCAATTTCCCTGGCGATAATGGATACTTTCTATCCCGCGATGCTAATGGTATTCGTTGGATTTCTGCACCACCAAATGCTCAGACTGATGGTTTCTTCGCACAAAATGAAGGCGTAAGCGTAGGTGTCGGTTCATTTACAACCATTAACTTCATCGGTAATGGTAGTGGTGGAGACGTTGTTAATGCTGTAGTAAACAGTTCTGATTCCAACATTCTTGATGTAAACATTGTAGACCATTGGATAAGAAATGGTGCTGGTATTCATACAACAGTTAATGTTGGTATCAATGTTGTATCACCACAAACAACTCTTGACGTTAATGGAATTGTTTGGGTCAGAGATGAACTGAGAGTATCTGGAGTATCAACATTTACTCAGTTAGTTAGAATCGATGCTCCACTGAGAGTACATGATAATCTTATTACAGGTACAGCAACAACAGCATTATACGCAAACAACTCTGGTATTGCTACCTATGCAGACCAAGCAGGGTTCTCCACAGTATCTGGGATCTCAACTTTCGCTATTCAAGCTGGTTTCGCTACCGTATCAGGTATATCTACATTTGCTATTCAGTCAGGATTCTCCACAGTATCTGGAATTTCCACGTTTGCTATCCAAGCAGGATTTGCTACAGTCTCAGGAATTTCCACGTTTGCTATTCAGGCAGGTTTCGCCACAGTAGCAGGAATCTCAACATTTGCTATCCAAGCTGGATTTGCTACAGTATCTGGTATCTCAACCTTCGCAATTCAAGCAGGTTTTGCTACCGTATCTGGTATTTCAACATTCGCAATCCAGTCTGGGTTCTCCACGGTATCAGGTATTGCTACCTTTGCTATCCAATCTGGTTTTGCTACAGAAGCAGGGTTCTCAACAAATTCTGCTAGAGCAGGCATTGCTACCTTCATTCAAACCACTGAGACTCTCACAAACCAAGACTTCTTCATCCCATTTGTTCAGAATTCAACTAGTCAGACGAGTGAGACTGTAAGAGTTGATAGTGGTATTACATACAATCCATCAACCAATGCTTTGGGTGTTGATGGTACACTTGAAGTTGGTGTCGGTGGAACTGTTATTACCACTACTGGTATTGGTAGTGTTGGTTTTAACAGCACATCACCCACAAGAGATGTTGACTTCCAAAAGGACGTTCGCTTCCAGCAAGCAATATATGATACTGATGATAACGTAGGATTCAGAACAGAAAGATATCAGGTTCCAAGGAACGTTCTCACTACGGTTGGTGTTGATACTTCTGGAAATATTATTGGTGGTAGATTCTATGATGCCGCCAACCTGATACGTCTGAACCTAGACTACATTGCGAACGAGTCTGTTGGATTCCTAACAAGCACAGACTATAAGAGTCCTGCATTTGCTCTGTCTTCGGCGGACTATACCTCCTGTAAGGACGACATTAAGGATATTCTAAGGGCTATCACCTACGACATTACAAGAGGTGGTAACTCCCGTTGTGTTGGTGCTGGTGAATCTTATTATAATGCTGGTGTTTTACAGCACATTACTGGAACTGATGTAAATGGTTATAGTATCAAGGAAGCAACCATTGTTGCTATCACCACTGCTGCACAGATATCCAGATATGTTATCAACAACCTACCAGCACCTATATCTTATCAGGGCGTAGGTAATAGTGTTCCTCTCATTCGTGATTTAACCCTGCAAGATGACTCTGCTGTTGGTGTTAATACTTCCCCAGATGGATGTGCTAACGTTGTTTCTGCTATCACCGTTTGTGCTGGTATTGTTACCAATATCATTGAACTAGGTGCTGCTGCATTTACCACTATTGGTTTCACCACAACATCACCAAATGGTAAGGTAGTCTGGGCTCCTGCAGGTGCTGATGCTAGAAACCTTGTTTGGGTTACCAAGTATGGTAACGATGATAATGATGGAAGAACTGAAGGTTCTGCAAAACTAACCATCGGTGCCGCTGCTGCTGTAGCACAACCTGGCGATACTATTATGGTTCGCTCTGGTGTTTATGCTGAGAACAACCCTATCGGTCTAAGAACAGACGTTTCTGTTATCGGTCAGGACCTGAGACTGGTTACTATCTACCCACAGAACGATGATGATGTCTTCTATGTTAGAAGAGGTTGTTTGATTGATAGTTTGAGTTTTGCCTACAGTAAAGATCCTTATGATGATTCTGCACCACTATACATCACTGGTGCTGCTGTTGCCTTCCCACCACCAGCAGGTATTGGTAGTGCTAGAACTGGATTCCTAGGATTAGGTCCAGCAAACGAAGGACCAAGTGGTAGATGGAGATCGCCATACGTTCGTAACTGTACGAACTTCATGAGCAACAGTATTGGTATGAAGATTGATGGAAACCACGTTGCTGCTGCCTTTACAGGTACAAACAACCTTGGGCAAGACCTCAAGTGTATGGTTTGTGACTCATTCACACAATATAACCAGAATGGTATCGGTGTTTCTATCACCAATAAAGCATACGCTCAGTTGGTTTCTATCTTTACTATCAACTCTAAGATTGGTATCTTTGCTGGTAGTGGTGGTCAATGTGACCTAACAAACTCTAACTCCTCATTCGGTGATTATGGTTTGTATGCTGACGGAACCAGTGGTGATGAGTTTACTGGTATTACAACTGGAGCAACAGTTGCTGCAGAACAAGACACATACATCTTCTATGGCGTAAGAGACGACCTATCAAATATAAGAAAACCATTTGATGGTCAGGGTGCATTCTTTAAGATAAACCTAGATGATTATGCAGATACTGGAGCGAAGAGTGGTATTGTTACCGAACCTCTAAGAACTATTAGATCAATTAACATTACTAATGGTGGTTCTGGATATAGTGCATCTGCTCCACCAAACGTAACTGTATCTACACCATTTGGACCTGAGAGTATTCTAGCAGAACTCTCTGCTAATGTTAGTGCTGCTGGAACTATCAGTTCTATTGATATTATTTCTAGTGGTAGAAACTTCCTCCCTGCAGGTAGTGGATCTAACCAACAGGATATCACTATCACTATCTCTGGTTCTGGAGGAGCAACGGCAGAAGCACTTACAGATCCTATTCTTTACACTGTAAACACGGCAACAGAACCAACTGCTGTTGGTGTTAGCACAGTTACATTCAACGAATTCGTTCCTTATAGTGTTGGTGCTGGAGTTAGTGTTTCGTTCAGAAGACTCAGTAGAATCATTACCAGTTCACACTCCTTCGAATATATCGGTGCTGGTGTAGACATAAATAGTGCAAACCCCTTCCAGGGTGGTGTGCCTAATCCTGATAATGAAGTTGTTGCTATCAATGGAGGTCAAATTCCATTCACCAGCACTGACCAAAAAGGAAACTTTAGAATTGGACAAGGTTTAACAATCGACCAAACTACTTCTACTATTTCTGGAAGAGATTTCAACAGAGCGATACAAGCAAACTTAACACCACTGATACTTGCTTTGGGAGGATGATAAGATAAAATGGCGATTGCACCAGTCAATAAGTTTCTTACGGTTGCTGTTCCTGTGGCTCCAGGGGAACAGAAGATTTATGAGGTTCCCACTGGTACTTCTGCTATTTTGCTCTACGCACAAGTATCTAATGTAGGAGTTGGAACCTATCCAACAACAACTCTGATACACAGAAGAGAAAGTAGAAGCACAGGTAATACAAGAGATATTAGAGTTATAAAAAACATTGAAGTCCCACCAAACGATGCTGCTATTCTCGTTGATGGTCGTTTGGTTCTAGAAAAAACTGCTACAGTTCTTGATAGACTTTATATCACAGGAACTCAAACGGGTATTGTAACGATTACAAACGTTACTTATGATGAACCAACTGGTGTTTCTACATTTACAACATTAACGACACATGGATTCTCTGCTGGTTCAGAGATAACTATGTCTGGTATTGCTATGACCTGCCCATCAGGTTCAGGTATTACCACAACTATTTTCCCAAGTCCACAAAAGTCTTATGTTGTGGATAGTATCGTTGATGATGTTGGAACATCTAAAACATTCACAACAACTGTAGGAAGTGCTAATGGAATCGCTCATACATATGTAAGCGGTGGTCTTGTAGGACCACTACAAATGGAATTCATTGGTAGTTTTCTAGAAAATAGCACCACTTAATAGCAGATGGCAGATAATACAAGAAAGCCGACACAAAGATATTTAAGTGGTAGAGTAAAGATTGTTGATAATGTTGGTCTTCATTCAGACCGCCACTTATACGTCCACCCAGGTGAGGTAGAACCCAACCTGGGTTATGTTGGTGAGAAAACTTTACCACCAGCAGATACCTACTATCAACTTGTTACCATCAACAATGGAACAACTTATGATAGATATTGGACTGATATACCACCAGTAACCCTGGCGAATGGTATCAGTATTTTTGACGAAGGTTCTCTTGTAGGCACTGCGAACAGTGTATCGAAGATAAACTTTGTCGGTTCTGCTATTACTGCTACTGCTAGTGGAAGTATTTCTACAGTAACAGTACAAGTAGTTGCTATTTCAACATCACCACCAGCAAATGCTAATGCTGGTGATCTGTGGTGGGATAGTGATTATGGTGATCTGAGTGTTTATTATGAAGATCCTGATGGTGCTCAGTGGGTTTCTGCAAGTAATAGAGTTGGTGGTTTTACTGGAGTAGGAATTGGTTCCACTACAGTAAACCCAGAGTCTGGGGAAATATCTTACTACATCGGAACCAGTTTCCAAGACCTGAACATTGTTGGTTCTGGTATTAGTATTGTCGGTTACGGTGTTACTGCCGTTCTAGACTTCAGTAGTCTGAGTGCTGGTGGTGCAAACGTTTCTATCTCCACAGATCCACCATCTGGTTCAAGAGCTGGTGACCTCTGGTGGGACAGTGACCTTGGCGAACTCTACATTTACTATGATGATGGAGATAGCAATCAATGGGTTGAAACATCAGGTGGTAGTGAGACTGTTACTATCAGTGATGACGCTCCCACTAATGCTAATTCAGGTGACCTATGGTGGGAAAGTGATACTGGTAGACTAAAAATTTATTATGATGATGGTGATAGTCAGCAGTGGATTGACTCCAATGGTGGTTTGCTTGATGAGATAAGAACCCCATGGGCAATAAATTCTGCTGGTATCAATACTCTAGGTAATGTTGGAGTAGGAACCACAAACCCACTAGCAGCAGTATCTTCATCAAACACTGCAGTTCTTGCTGCTGGTATTGTTACTGCCTATAAGTTCTATGGTGATGGTTCTAGTCTAATAGGTGTTGGTGCTGGTGGAACTTGGGCAGTTGATACCATTGGTATCCATACCACAAAGAATGTTGGTATAGGAACTACCGCCAAGTCTGGATACGCCTTATATGTTGAAGGCGACATGAGGGCTACAGGTATTGTAACTTTTGGTCCCAATTCTATCACAATAGATGGTATCAATAATGAGATACATGTAGGAACTGGTGTTACTATTTACGGTAATACTGGTATTATTAGTGCTACTTATCTTTATGGTGACGCTTCCAACCTAATAAATGTTCAGGGAGCAAATGTTTCTATCTCAGATACTGCACCTTCATCACCAAATAGTGGAGACTTATGGTGGGAAAGTGATAGTGGTGACCTGAAGATTTACTACAATGATGGTGGAAGTGCTCAGTGGGTTTCTGCTAACAGTGCCGATACTCTAGTAGCAATAGCACAAACAGCACCATCAGCACCACAGTCTGGTGACCTTTGGTGGGATTCTGAGTCTGGTAACCTCCACGTTTATTATCAAGATACAAATACATCTCAATGGGTAACGGCAAGTAATGCTATTGAAGGACCACAAGGAGCAGTAGGTGCTCAGGG